ATTTCCTTCCAATTACCCGAAAACCCCGCAAAACCGGCTAATGACTACGAAAGCCAACAAAACGGACATATAAACCAACCAGAACTAACCGAGCCTAAAGCAAACAAATTGGGGGCTGGGATTGTAGGAAGCCCAACACCACGGATATTTAGCAGCCCAGTTAAAGGCGCAACGAGCCGAGCACCTGAGGTCATTGAGTTTGCAGAATCTATTGGGATTAAGTTGATGCCGTGGCAGATCAATGCTCTTGGGGATATGTTGTTGGTGAAAGATGGCAATTGGGTAGGTAAAACAATTGGGTTATGCGTAAGTCGGCAGAATGGCAAAACCGAGTTAGCAAAACTCCGAATCCTCGCAGGCATCTATCTCTTTGGTGAGAAGCACATTGCAATGATGAGTTCTAACCGCAATATGGCCGTGACCACATTTAGGCAGATCCATTACCTAATCCAAGAAACCCCAGAGTTATTTGTGAAGTGGGAGAAAACTTACGCGACTAACGGCAACGAGCGCATCCGATTTAAGAATGGCGCAGAGATCATTGTGGTTGCAGCTACAAATGAAGGTGCCCGTGGATTGTCGGTTGATTTCTTTTTTATTGATGAACTGCGAGATATCAAGCCCGAGGCGTGGGATGCCGCGTTGTACACGACTCAAGCAAAACCAGCCTCACAGATCCTTGCGGTGAGTAACGCAGGCGATAAGGGCAGCACGGTGCTGAATCAATTGCGAGAAAAAGGCATTGAGGACAAAACCCCATCATTGCGGTGGTTGGAGTGGAGTGCTCACCCATCGTTAAAGATTACCGATCGTAAAGCGTGGGCGCAGGCCAACCCTGCACTTGGCCATACAATTACGGCTGAGATCCTTGAGCACCGAATTAGAACCGGTGATCCAAATCAAGTGCGCACTGAGATGCTTACTCAATGGGTGGACAATCTGGCAAGCCCGTGGCCAATTGGTGCTTGGGAATCGTGCAAGGTTGAAAATATGGTGTTTGAGGCTGGTGCATCCACATTCTTTGCAATGGATATATCCCCAAGCCGTAGGCACGCTGCATTGGTAGCAGGACAAATGGTTGGCGATAAGGTCAAACTTAAATGCCTGCAAACTTGGAAGGCTGAAGCCTCAATTGATGATTTAAGAATGGCCAGTGAGATCAATGAGCACATTAAGCGATTCAGGCCAAAGATGTTGTTATTTGATCGCTACACCACTGCCGGAGTAGCTGCACGGTTGGCGCACACCGGCGTGCCGGTAATGGAGATATCCGGCCAACTCTTTGCCAGTGCGTGTGATGAAATGTTGGCAGCAATGAGCCACAATCGGATTGAACACGGGGATGAGTACGAACTAAGCGAATCGGTTAATTCTTGCGCAATGCGCACTACAGATTCCGGATGGCGAATCGTGCGCCGAAAATCAGCCGGTGAAGTTGCAGCTGCTATTGCCAGCGCAATGGTTATCTGGTACGCAAACAAACCGCAGGCAGTTGCTGCCATTTATGTCAATTAGACACGCCGAGAGCACTAAAGGTTATTTTGTCCCGATTTGTCGTACACTGATGCTATGGGGTTAATGTCTGCACTGCGCTTGGTTGAGAGCGCAATCCCCGAAAGTAAACCAACTATTCAAGCACAATACGCGCCACCAGTAATGGAAGGCTATAGTCCTTATTCTTATTTGAATCCTGCGGTATTTGTATCACGCACTGAAGCACTGGCCGTTCCCAGTGTTTCGCGCTGCCATTCACTTATTACTGGTGTTGTTGGCAGTTTGCCTTTATGTCTATTCAAAAAAAGCACAGGCCAAGAATTAGAATCACCAATTTGGTTGGAACAACCAGATTACCGCCAACCGCGTGCAGTTACGATTGCAGCAACGGTTTCTGATTTATTTATGCACGGTGTTGCGTTTTGGGAAGTTACTCAGGTTTTTGCCGACAGTGGCAGGCCGTCAGGTTTTGCTTGGGTTTCATTTGATCGCGTAATACAAACACTTAATGCAACAAATACTTTGGTTATTGGTTACACAGTTGATGGTCAAGGAGGATTGCGACCACAAAACGGTTTGGGAAGTATCGTCACATTTCAGGCTTTAGACTCTTTGGGGATATTGGGCCGAGGTGGTCGCACTATCAAAGCCGCGTTAGATTTAGAAAAAGCATCTGCCGTAGCTGCGAGCACTCCGATGCCACAGGGAGTGCTGGTCAATTCTGGCGCGGATTTGCCCGAGGAACAAATTACTGGACTATTGGGCGCGTGGAAGTTGGCAAGACAACAGAGAAGCACCGCTTACTTATCAAGCACACTCCGATTTGAGCCAACTAACTTTTCTCCTTCCGAAATGATGTACGACTCAGCAAAACAAACACTTGCAACGGAAATAAGTAGATTGTGCAATGTGCCTGCTTGGTACTTGTCTGCTGATCTAAATAACTCAATGACTTATTCAAATGTTGTTGATGAGCGCAGACAATTTGTTGATTATACACTGCGACCATTTATCTCAGCAATTGAGCAACGCTTATCAATGGATGATCTTACTGCCCGAGGCAATGAAGTGCGTTTTGAGTTAGATGAAACATTTTTGCGATCAGATGCAATGACACGGTTAGCAGTAATTGAAAAAATGTTGGAACTTAATTTGATCACACTAGATCAAGCAAAAGAAATGGAACATCTCACACCGAATGGAGCAGGCAGTGGAACAACCCTTACACCTGACATTTAACACAACAGTTGAATCAAGCGATGCACAGCGCAGAATCATTGCGGGCAAAATTGTGCCATTCGGAGAAATCGGGCATACCAGTGCAGGCGAAGTGGTATTTGAAAAAAATTCCATTAGTTACAACACCGGCGGCAAAATTAAACTTTTATTAGAGCACAATGCAAAAGATCCAATTGGAATAATGCAAAGTGCAAGTGAAGATGCCTCAGGCATTTACGCATCCTTTAAAGTTGCACCAACAACCAAAGGCAATGATGCACTTATTGAAGCAACAGAGTTGCGCGATGGTTTAAGTGTTGGCGTTATTGTTGATGCAGCAGAACCACGCAACGGCATCCTTTATGTTACAAAGGCAAGCCTGAAAGAAGTAAGTTTGGTACAGGCAGCGGCCTTTTCTAGTGCAGCAGTTCAATCAGTTGCGGCTAGTGAAGTCGAACCTGAACCAGTAGAGGAAACACAAACCCAACCAACCGAAAGTGAGGCCAGCGTGGAAAACGCTACCCCAGCACCCGAGGTAGAAGCCGCCCAAACGGTGGAAGCCTCACAACCAAAATACACACCAATTGCACACACTTCACCCCGTAGCCCAATTTTAACGGGTGGAAATTATCTTGAGCACTCAATCCGCGCAAAACTTGGCAACGAGGATTCCCGTCAATGGGTTTTGGCAGCTGATGATTCATTTACAACAAACCCAGCATTTTCACCAGTAAGTTATGTACGCGATGTTGCGCAAAATACAAACGCTGATCGCCCAGTTATTGAAGCGTGCGGTGGGACTCGCCCGCTTAATAGTTACGGGATGACGGTAAGTATTCCAAAAATTACGGCAAATAGTACAGCCGCAACCGTTGCAGAAGGTGGCGACCCAACCGGAACAACCGCAATCACTTCCGCTTATATCAACGCAACTGTTATTAAAAAAATGGGATTCCAACGCTACAGCGTTGAGTTGCTTGACCGCAGCGATCCCTCCTTTTATGAAATTATGCTCAAGAACCTCAGAGATGCGTATGCTCAAGCAACTGATGCTTATGTAATTGCACAAATTACTGCTGGTGGTACACAAGCAACTGCAACAGCTGCAGATTCAGCCGGTATTATTTCATTCGTATCAACTGAATCCCCTGCCGCTTATACCGCAACAAAGCGCACCGCAACGGCATTTACATCTGGAACATCCATTTGGAGTCTTTTAATGGGCGCAACAGATACAACAGGCAGACCAATTTACAATGCCGGAAATCCTATGAATAATGCCGGATCTGCAATTCCGACAAGTGTTCGCGGAAATGTCCTCGGCTTGGATTATTATGTTGATCCAAATATGGTTGCAACTTCAATTGATGAATCTGCATTTATTATTGAGCCAAACTCAATTGAAATCTTTGAGAGCCCTGCTCTTACACTTTCTACAAATGTACCAACCACAGGTGAGATCGAATTGGCACTTTACGGCTACATTGCCGCAGGTGTCACATTCGCAGGCGGACTTCGCCGTTTCAATCTAACCTGATCTAAACCCTAGACCGGCCGCCCCTTGCCCCTAGTCCGGCAGGGGGTTGGCCTCTAAACTGAAAGGAGCAACCAATGGCCGCCACTTATGTGACGATGGCTGAACTTCGCACAAATCTTGGCATTGGCACGCTCTATTCAGATTCAGTGGTTGAGGAAGTTTGCCAAAGTGCTCAAGACATAATTGATTCCTACCTTTGGTATAACCAAGCACTGGTTTATTCAACTGCTCTAAACAACAACATTGCGACAATCACAACAACACAGCCCCACGGATTTGTTACCGGCCAAAGCGTAACAATTACCAAATCAGACACCGCAACATTTAACGGCACTTACACAATAACGGGCTACACAGAGTTCACTTTTACTTATGCAAAAACAGCAAGCAATCAAACAACACATTTGGTGCGACCTTATGGGCTAGTTAAAGGGCCAAATCACAGCACTGCTTATGCCAGCGTTGCAGCAGTGCGTGAAGCCTCAATGATGATTGCCGTGGATATTTGGCAAGCACGCCAAGCCCCAAGCGGTCAAGGCGCAAGCGTGGATGGATTTGCACCTTCACCATTTAAAATGGGCAACACTCTTATTGCGCGTGTGCGTGGCCTTCTTGCACCGTATATGGCACCAACTTCAATGGTCGGATAATGCCCACAGCAATCACAACCTTGCGCACAACACTGGCAACCACTTTGGCAAATGCCGGTGTCTGGAGCACCTTTGCCTTTCCACCTAGTGCACCAATTGCCAACTCAGTGGTGGTTATGCCCGATGATCCTTACTTGGTGCCAAACAACCAAACCAGATCCAGCATTCAACCATTTGCACGGTTCAAAATTATGATTCTGGTGCCATTGCTAGACAATCAGGGCAATCTGAATAGCATTGAAACCTTTGCCGTGGCCGTGTACACCAAACTTGCAGCAGCTGCATACACCCTTAACATTTCAGGATTTAGCGCACCTTCAACCCTAGCCCTAGCAACCGGCGATCTTTTGACAATGGATTGCTCAATTGAAGTCCTCACGGATTGGTCATAATATGAATTACAAAGTGCTAGCAGGCACCGTAGGCGGCAAATCTGCCGGATCTATCATTACTGACAAAGACTTAAGCCCAAACACGAACATTGAAGCACTCATAAAGGGTGGCTCAATCAAACCGATAACGGAAAAACCAAAGAAAGATGAGGAAACAGAATAATGCCAACAACAACCTTCTTAAATAATACTTTGGTTGTGACGCTTAACTCGGTTGATATAAGCGACCAAGTTACAGCAGCAACAATCAATCAAGCATTTGATGAATTGGAAACCACCACAATGGGAAGTCTTTCACACACTTTCGTTGCTGGTTTGGAATCTAGCACCGTAACGCTGGACTTTTTGAACTCTTATGCATCAGCCGAAGTTGCAGCAACCTTGCAAGCAGCTTATGGCACGACCGTGCCTTTGACAATTAAACCAACCAGCGCAGTAATAAGTGCAACAAATCCTGAGTACCAAACCACAATCTTGGTAAACAACCTCACACCAGTAAATGGTGCAGTTGGCGATCTCAGCACACAATCCATCACTTTCACTTGCAACAGCAAAATTGTTGTGGATGTAACCGCGTAACAACTAACCTGAAGGGCTAGGCAATGGCTAAGTTAAAGATCACACGCACCACCGGTGAGGTTCAAGAGTTTGAGATCACACCAATAATTGAATATGCGTTTGAACAGAATAAAAAGAAAGGCATTCACAAAGCCTTTGCGGATGACCAAATGCAATCCGATGTGTACTGGTTATGTTGGGAAGCCATCCGGCGATCCGGCGAAACAGTGCCAGTGTTTGGTGAGAAGTTTCTGGAAACGCTTAAGGCAGTGGAGGTATTAGATAGCGACCCTTTAGGGGATTGAGTGGCAAAGACTCACTCACCTATTTGGTCGCAAGTCTAAGTGTAGAAACTGGGATCGCTCCCAGTGAGTTTATCGGGATGGATCCGGTAATGCTCAAAATGATTATTCGAGTGCTAGAGGAAAGGGCGAAGGCAATAAAAGATGCAAGCCGCCAATCTCCAAGGACTCAACGCCGCAATTAAAAACATCCGGCGCATTTCACCTGACCTACTTAAAGAAATGAACCGCGAAATTAAAGTCTTAACCAAAGAGATGGTTAGCGATGCCAAAGGATATGCACCGCGCACCGTGCCTGCTGGTTTGAGTCATTGGGCGGATTCCGGCCGCCAATGGTCGGCTTTTAATGGATCTGAAATTGTCAAAGGCATAAAGGTCAGCACTGCCCGTAATAAAATTGGCAAAAATGGCTGGTCATCTCAGGTCAAATTGCTCAATGCATCTGCAGCTGGTGCAATCTATGAAACCGCAGGTCGAAAGAATCCAACGGGTCAGCCGTGGGTAGGCCCAAACGGTGGGGGCGGTAAACGTTATTCACACTCTCGCAACCCAAATGCAGGCAGACAATTCATTGAGGCGATCGAAAGAGATTCAGGGCTAACAGTGCGAGGCGAAAAACAAGGCCGAATCATTACCAGAGCATTTGATGAGAATAAGGCCGAGATAGTGCCAGCAGTAACCAGCGCGATATTTAGAGCAACCGAAAAGTTTAACGCACTGCCAAAGGGGGTACGCAATGGCTAGAGGCAATGCTTATGGCATCCCGTTAATTGTTACAGCCAACACTACTGGTGCAAAGAAGGCTGAAAAATCACTTAAGAGTTTAATTAAAAACACTAAGTCATTTGGATTAACTAGCAAACTCAGTATTGGCGCAGCTAGCGTAGCACTTACGGCATTTGCAAAGAAGTCAGTTGCAGCTGCACTAGCAGATGAAAAGGCACAAAAGAGCCTGACTCAAACACTTAAAAATTTGGGATTGGCTTACAACAGTGTTGGTGTAAATAATTACATTGACAGCCTACAAAGGGCAACAG